GCGTTATTAAATACATCTTAAGACATCAAGATAAAGGAGGAAAGCAAGATTTGTTAAAAGCTAAACATTTTATAGATATGATTATTGAAAGAGATTACAGGGACGAGAAAGAAAAACAAGAAACATGGATAGAAGGTTATAAAAAGTGGAAAGCAAATAAATAATGTGTGTTCCGCCAGCTTTAACTGATCTGGATTTAGAAGGCATTGATATAGTTGCGATTGACTTAGAAACTTATGACCCAGATTTAAAAGCTAAAGGATCAGGAGCAGTACGAGGTACCGGTTTTGTCTGTGGTATTGCAATAGCTTCTGACAAACAAACACTCTATTTTCCTCTCAAGCACGCACATACTGATAATATTCCGCGTAAACAAGCGTGGAAATATCTTAACGAAAAATTATTTCAAAACCCTAATATTAAAAAAGTATTTCATAACGCAATGTACGATGTCTGTTGGATTCGTAAAGAATCAGGGCTCATGCCTCACGGACCATTGCTCGATACAATGGTTGCTGCCTCAGTTATTGATGAAAACAGAATGAAATATTCACTGGACTCTTTAGGTAAAGATTATTTAGACGACTTTAAATATAAGTGGGGTCTTCAAGAAAAAACCCTAACATTTTCTAAAGGAAATATTAAAGACCCTATGACTAATATGGATAAGCTGGATTATCCGACGGTAAAAGATTATGCGGAACAAGATGTTAATCTAACTTTAAGGCTTTGGAAACTTTTTGAAGAAAAAATAGATCAAGAGGAGAAGGTTGATAATGGAAAAGTAAAAACATTACGATCTATTTTTGATTTAGAAACTGAATTATTCCCCTGTCTTGTTGATATGAGGTTTAAAGGAGTTAGAATAGATGTTGATGCAGCTAAGAAATTTGGGGAAAGATTAAATAAAACAAAGCTTCGTATAATTGATCATATTAAAAAAAGAACAGGGGTTAAAATTGAGATCTGGGCAGCATCTTCTATTAAAAAACTTTTAGATAAATTAAAAATAAAAGATTATCAAAAAACACCTAAATCTAAATTACCACAGCTGCCTAAAGATTATTTAAAAACTCATAAAAATCATTTTGTAAGACTCATTGCTAAAGCGAGAGAATTTGACAAAGCAGAAAAGACTTTCATTGAAGGTCTTTTAAAATTTGTTCATAAAGGAAGAATTCACGCAGATATTAATCAAATTAGATGGGAAAAAGGAGGAACTGTCACTGGACGATTCTCCATGTCTAACCCAAATTTACAACAGATCCCGGCTAAAGGTTTTATTGGTAAAAAGATGCGAGCACTATTTCTTCCAGAAGAAGATCATTTATGGGGCTCTTTTGACTATTCACAACAAGAACCAAGGATCGTTGTTCATTATGCTTTGAAATTGAAAATGAAAGGGACAGAAGAATTGGTTGAATCGTATCAGAATGATCCAAATGCAGATTTTCATCAAATCGTAGCGAACATGGCTAAAATACCACGAATCACGGCCAAGACAATTAACTTAGGATTATTTTATGGAATGGGTAAAAATAAATTAGCAGAACAACTTGATCTTGACTACATGGAAGCAAAAGAATTATTCAATAAATACCATAATCAAGTTCCTTTTGTAAGGCAGCTTTCTTCTGACTTACAAAAGTTTGCTGCAAGAAATAAGTTTCTTTACACATTAGAAGACAGGTTTTGTCGTTTTGATAAGTGGGAACCCATAAAAAAGAGATGGAATCCTAAAGAGAAAAAATTCATAGTCAAAGTCATAGAAACAAAAAAAGATGAACAAGGTAACATTATAAAAAACAAAGACGGAGAAGAAGTAAAAGAAGAGGTAGAAAGACCTGTACCATTACTTTCTAAAGAGGACGCGATACTTCGTTATAAATCTGAACGACATGACAAGGGGTACCCTCCTGACAAAGACTGCGAGTATTTTGAAAATGTTTATCAACCTGCTTTTATATACAGAGCGTTAAACAAATTAGTTCAAGGAAGTGCTGCAGACATGACTAAAAAAGCAATGGTATTATTATACAAAGAGGGTATTTTGCCTCACATTCAAATTCATGATGAATTATGCATCTCTATAACCGGTAAAGATCAGGCCAAAAAGATAAAAGATATAATGGAAAAAGCAATTAAACTTGAAATCCCCAATAAAGTAGACTATGAATCTGGCCCCAGCTGGGGTAATATAAAACCTGAGTAAAATTAGGAGGAAATATGGAACAAGCAAAAAAATTATGGGCATTAGCATTAGCTCATAAAAAGATTTCTATTGCTGTAGCAGTAGTAGTTGTTTTAATAATCATAGCAAGTTAGGACTTTATGTTGGATGGCATACTTAAACGCGAATATTCCTGTGACTTACGCACAGATCAGGAGAGAGTATCTCTATGATCTTAAGGAACATCATGGAGAAGCTGAAGACTGTATCATTTTCGCGTTGGCTAGTATCACTGGTCGTCCGATTTTATTCCATGCCATTATGGAAAACGGTGCAGTCTTTTACCGTTTACCCATCTCTGCATTTATCCAAAAAGGCTATAATGTCAAAGAGGTTCCTAGGATGCGACTTGATGAGCTGGAGCTATGGAATTGCTTTAGTTACTATCCTAGCGTTACTTCTTTTGATGTCTTGGACGGTCAGTCCGGTAAATTCATAGGAAAAAATAAAAAATGGCATGCCGGTGCGTACCTTTTTACAGTTGACTGGGCCCACCCAGAGAGTAATATAGTCGATACCGATCATTCGGAAATTCCGCACGAACATAAGTGCGCTCATGTATTGGCATTAGAAAATGGCAATTATGCGGCTCAGCCAAACAATAGACTAATCTGGAGTATTCCTTCCTTTACGGTAAGGGATGAAATACCATTCGATTGGAAGGTACAGACCAGTGAATGGAATGTTGAAGATAGTCGTAAATGGAAAACAGAAGATAGCGATAAATTCTTCTATAATATTGAGGAGACTAAGGATGATAAAATGGATAAAAACAAAATTTAAAAAGTTTTGGGATTACTTAAACAAAGATGACAAAGTGTAAAAATTGCCTCTGTGATTGTCACTGTAATGTAGGAGAACATTCAGACGCTAATGGTGTATGTGCATGCGAAAAATGTAATTGTAATCCTCAGGGAATTACAGTAAATAATGACGAGTGTTTATCATGCCAGTAGACGAAACAAAATGTTGTAATATGCATACCAAAGAAAAGGAACAGTCTGGCGAATGCTGTCAACTTGAAGACCAAGAAAAAGCAGAACAAAACACCTATGAACACTCAATTAAAGCAAAGGAGCAAAAATGAATAAATTATTTCTAGTGCTCGCACTGTTATTTGCCTTGAGCGCCTGCTCGGTAGGCAAAAAATGTACCTATACACAAGATGGCACAAAGATTTCATCTTATGTATGGTTCTTTAACGGCGACAAACCGATTGATTTAGACAAAAACAACTGTACTTAGGAGTTTATGGATATTGATGAAGTATTTATATACATTTTTAATACTGACACTATTGGTGTGTTCAACAGCTTACGCAGGTTCAACCCAGTCTAACGTTTCTGGGTCCAATACCGCTATTGAAGGTGGATATGAATCTAGTACAACCTATCAATCTGGAAGTGAATCAACTTCAACAACATCCAATACAACAACTTCTAATATAAGATCATCACCTCCTACTGCTGGCGCACCTTCCTATAATTCCATGACACAAGATGTATGTGCCGTTGGCGCATCGGCAGGAATACAAACGTTTGGACTTGGAGTATCTGGTGGTAAACACTTCATTGACAAAAATTGTGAACGACTTAAACTAGCTCGGATTCTAAATGACTTTGGCATGAAAGTGGCAGCGGTTGCTATACTCTGCCAGGATGAAAGAGTATTTGAAAGCATGATTCAAGCAGGAACACCTTGCCCTATCGATGGTAAGATTGGAAAAAATGCTCAGGCTTTATGGAATAAATATGATTTTGAAAGACCTGATTATAAAGCTTACGTTAAACGTATGAAATTAAGAGAAAAAGTTAAACCTGTTATTAATTCTGATCCTCTTCCGGCGGATAAGTCCACTGATAAAAAGGTTCAATGGCAAGATCCAAAATAAAAACTATCATTATAGCTTTTTTCTGTAGCTACTTATTGGCAAGTTGTTTTGCTAATGCAGTTAAAGCAGAAGACGTAATCACAGGAAACATTTTACCCAACGCTGGCAATTCAGTCAGCTCTTATAACAGCGGAACTACTCCAGTCATATCCGACAATACTTCCAATACTACCATGAGTAACAACACCACTTTGGATGGATTTGCCATCACCTGCGATACAGCCAATGGACAAGATGGTGGTTGTGGTGCATTTTTTACTTATGATAAAGCGGTGGAAGCTGCGCACGATTTAAAAATTACTTCTACAGCAACCTTAGTAGGCATAGACGGCACCGGTCAAACGTCGAGTAATACCATTACTTCTACAGCCGACAAACTCGATAATGGCATCACGCTAGACAGTACCATCGACATGCAAAACTGTGAATGGTCCGGTTCGGCTTTTGCCTGTGGCGACAGCACTGGGGCAGCAGATAGCTATACCGTTAAAATCCGGATACTGGATAGTAGCGACGAGGAGCTAGCGGCTGTTACTCAGACAAGAACAAATGA